ATATCTAACGCATAACGAAAGGGAAAACAATGGCAACTAAAATAATCGTAGACTGCTCTACTGGAGTCACTACTGAGGTTGAACTAACCGCAGAGGAAATTGCAGAGCGTGAGGTTATGGCTGCAGAATATGCAGTACAAAAGGCAGCAGAAGATGCAGCAGTAACAGCCAAGGCTGAGGCTAAAGCAAATGCACAGGCTAAGTTAGCAGCATTAGGTTTAACTGCCGAAGAAATTGCTGCGCTTTAATTAAACAACCATCCTGAGTAAGATAAAAAACTACTCATTAATTTTCTATTCAAAGGAGCACTGTGGCTGGTCGTGATATTACCGAAGGTCGTTCCAGTAGAGCGATTGCGGTTGACATTGGCGTTGTGGCATCAAATGCTATCTGGCAAAATACTGATATTGCCTATGATGTAGCGCTAAATGGTGTGCCATTTATCTATGCCATTAATGATAACCGTCCATACATTCGTCAGACTGCACCTTATAAGAAAGACCAGTTTGATAACAACAAAGAGCCAGGTGAGCAATCACTTACTGGTTGGTGGATTAGAAGTCAATCATCATTTCATTCTGGTACAGGTATTAAGTTCTATGACCCATCTGGTGGAGAGATAACAGCGAACAGATTTGCTGATTCTTCCAATGTAGATGTATGGACTAAAGGACAAGTAACTTTACTTAAAGAGACTACTAATACTTCTACTAGTACTGGTATATATAAACTTATATCAAATGTGTCTACTACTACAGATGTAGTTACTGCTTTTATTCCTGGCTCTACCACACTTAAAGACATTACAACTACTGGTTCAACTAATACTACATATGCAACTACTGCATCTGCAATAGTAGATGTAGTTAGTAATGGAACTACATTATTTATTGCTAACGCAACTCGTATTTATTATCAAACAATTGGTGCAACTGGTGCTTTAAATAATCATTATAGTACTGGTATTGCTGCAGTAAAGATGGCTTGGGTTAAACAACGTCTTGTTGCTGGTATAGGTACATCTATATATGAATTAACTGGTGCTCTCGGCACGACTACTTTACCTACTGCTACATACACACATCCTAATACTGGTTGGACTTGGACATCCATATCAGAAGGTGGCTCTGCTATCTATGCTGCTGGCTACGCTGGTGGTAATGGTGCTATATATAAGTTTACTTTAAATACTGCTGGTGTTATGCCAACCCTTACCTCAGGTATTATTGCAGCGCAACTACCTAGTGGTGAGTACCCACTTAAGATTGAATCCTATTTAGGCTACCTAGTAATTGGCACCAACAAAGGTGTGCGTGTAGCCTCTATATCAGATACTAATGGAGACCTATCATACGGTCCATTAATTATTGAAGCATCAAACACAGGATTAGATTTTGCATTTAGAGATAGATTTGTTTATGTAACTGGCACAATTAATACCTATGCTGGTCTATATAGAATTGATTTAGGTAACGAACTTGAGACATTACGCTTTGCTTATGCTAATGATACCTACCTTGACGGAGCAACTGGCTATGCTACTAGCGTAGACTTTGTAGGTAACTCAAACCAAATAGCATTTACTACATCTGGTAGCAATGGTATTGCTATCCAGTCAACTACAGTTCTAGCCCCATCTGGCTATATAACTACAGGTAACATTCGTTATGGAACCCTTGAACCTAAAAACTTTAAACGTTTAGTAGGACGTGGTAATTTTGATTATGGTTCTTTAACATTAGAAACAGTTACTGCTGCTGGTACTGAGTATGAAATTCTTGCTTATAGTGCAGATGTAGACCCAATTGAGGTAACAACATCTAGCCCAGAAACTGCACAAGAGTATCTTGCTTATAAATTTGTATTAACTAGAGATACAACTGATACTACTAAGGGTCCAATATTTAAGGGCTATCAGGCAAAGGCTACTATTGCTACGCCACGTCAGCGCATGATGCGTTTTCCAGTTTACTGTTTTGATATTGAAACAGATAGATATAATTCTATGTTTGGTTATGAAGGCAGAGCCTTCTCTAAGATTCAAACATTAGAAGACTTGGAACAAAGTGGTGACGTAGTCACCTGGCAAGACTTAACTACTGGCGAATCTCGGCAGGCAGTTATTGAACAAATCACATTCACCCGTATGACTCCACCTGATAAAAGATTTGATGGTTTTGGAGGAGTACTCGAGATAACTATTAGGACAGTATAAAATGACACCTACTGATTGGGCTGGATTAGCCGTAGCCGTAACCACCCTTATTGGAGCACTAGCAACCGCAACTAGATGGATGGTTAAACATTATCTTGCCGAACTTAAACCCAATGGTGGCTCAAGTTTAAGAGATAAAGTCAATCAGTTAGACGATAAGGTTGAATTTTTAACAGAGTTAATGTTACAAGTATTAAAAAAATAGGAGCATCATGAGTCAGGTAGATGATTTTCTGGCAGTAGCAAAGGCTGAGATAGGAACTGTTGAAGGTCCTAAAGATAACGAAACAAAGTATGGTGCTTTTACTAAAGCAAATTTTCAGCCATGGTGTGGAAGTTTTTGTATGTGGGTAGCAGCACAAGTTGGATTAAAAATTCCTAACGTGGTATCTACTACGCTTGGTGCAGAGAAGTTTAAGGGTATGGGTGCTTGGTCTAATGCAGCAACTGCTAAGCCTAAGCCTGGTGACTTAGCCTTCTTTGACTTTGCTGAAGGTGGTAATCCAGTAGACCATGTTGGAATTGTTGTTAAAGATAATAGTGATGGAACAGTTACTACTATTGAAGGCAACACATCTGGTGACAAAAAGAAATCTGCCAGTGAAAGAAATGGTGGAGAAGTAGCACAGAAGATTCGTGCCTATCGTTCAGACAACAAAAGAAAACTAAAGCCATTTATTGCTGGCTTTGGTACACCGAAATGGAGTAAGTAATGAAGAAAGAAAAAGTACTAGCAGTAGCAAGCACATACCTACGTGCAGCATTTGCATCTGTATTGACAGTTTACTTGGCTGGTAACACTGATGCTAAGGCTTTGGTTGCTGCATTCGTAGCCTCTATTGCCGCACCAATCCTTAAATGGCTTGACCCTAAAGCCACAGAGTTTGGCAAAGGTTCTAACTAACCCCTTTTAAACGGGCTATAAGCCCCATAGAACATAGAAAACCCCCGTCCTGGTCTTCCCCTAACCAGAGCGGGGGCTTTTCTGCTTTATAGGAGGCTACCTATAAACCTTTTAACCCTTCAAGTATATCATCAATCCGTATCAAGTAGCCCTTACTTGGGTTAGGTTGAATGTTGCAAGTAATAGCCCTACCACGTTGGGCAACTACTTTCTTTAGGGTTTCAGTAGGTACTAATAATGTACCACTTTCTATAACAAATGCCCAGTACTCAGCCTTTGTTGAGGATAGACCAGATGCATACCATTCATGATTGTTATGAGACCAACACACAGTCTCTACATATAGGTTGCCAGTATCTTTCCATTTTAAATCTGTCTTTACTTCTATTGTTTTACCGCCAGTAAGTAAGTCGCTTACTAGTTGCTCACCGTCATGACCAATTGCAAGGTCTAAATCAAAATCAGATAACTTGCTCATTAACCTATCTCATAAACTGATGATGGAACTATTGGTTTAGGTTTTATATTGTGCAATTTTCTATATCCTTCTCTTTGGTTTTCAGTAGTTGCTGCCCAGTAACCACTGACTGCATATTTGATTGAGTAATCAAAACATTGCTGTATCACGGGACAATTATTGCATATTCTTTTTAGCATTGGCAAGTTGTCATAACTGCCTTCTGTAAAAAAGAATTCTGTATCAATGCCCTCACACGCTGGTCTTCCTTCCCATTTTGGATAGTCGTTCATAGATTAGAATTCTAATCCCACCCAAAAGAAAAATAAATCAATATCCATATGGTATCTATCAATATTAAAACCTATTCCAAAACGTTTAAAACTGTATCCAAAAGATAACCAAAACTTTCCTACTGCTAATTCTTTTGTTGCCATATTATCCTCCTGTTGAATAGAAGCCTGGACCTTTGAATTTTACTGCTGGAGCAGACCATATACGAACCATAACTGCAGCGCAAGTGGGGCAAGGTGGTGCAATATTTTCGTTTATCTCAATTATTGTTTTGCATGCATTACATTTAAAATCATATGATGGCATAGTTAATCACAATCTGGTCCAATAGTATCGTCTGGATAAGGAAGAGTTACCATTGAACCACAGTTAGCACACTCTCCATCTAGAAAATAAAAAGATACTTCTTTGTATTCATCAAAGGCTATGAGGGCTATGAATACCTCACAACCACAGACACATGTAGTGCCTAGTGTTTGACCACGCAGGTCCATTGCTTTGCTGTAATCAGTAGGATGTAGCAGTTCCCTTACATCTTTACTCTCTTGACTCATCATCGTCTTTCTTTTTAGGTAATACATCTTCGTCAGATTCAGGACGCCATCCGCCTAGATTTCTAATTAAAGATGTAACTGCACGTTGAACTTTCATTCTTGCACCATCTGCAGTTGTATCTAATTCTTTTGCTACGTCAGCCCACTCGCCTAATTCCGTTGTAAATCTGGTTTGTAAAATTTTTTGCTTTGCCTCTGATAGTTTGTAATAGGCTGCTGCAATATCTGACCGCAAGACTAACCAGTTGTTTCCATCTGATACTTCTGACCTACTAACTGTTTGTGCTAGGTCTTTTATCTTGGTTGGAATTTCATATGATTCTGAAATAACTGATGGCAAAAATGCTTCTATGACAGCACTGTTGTAGTAGTAAACATCTACATATTCGTAGCCACTAGTCTTGGCTTTTTCTTTTTCACAATACTTTAATGCAGCATTACGTAAAGATTTTGCAATTAATTTTTCTTTGTCCTTTGGTTCAAGGGTAGACCACTCTTTATATTTAACTGGGTGTGTAACAAACCATAGCCATAATGTCTGGGCTATGTCTACCCGTTCAACCATTGGATATTTTCTGTTGTATTCAGTTGCTAAGGCAGCAACAAGCGACTCGTATTCTTCCGTATATGAGTCGTTCATTAAAAAAATACCTAGCCCTTGCCTGAATCAATGCCTGCCCATTGACCTCTTTGTACCATAAGTCCGATTATGGCATAGTTTGCTAGGTCAACTAGTGTATCTTCTATTGTTTCGTAGTTTGGCGTGTCGCCATTATCAACCAGATGATTAAGTCTGGCTAGTTTGTCATGCATTCTAACTCGTAGCCCATTTAATGCCCCGCCAGGAGCATGGGCTATGTTTAGTGGACCGTAGTCCTGATGCTTTTTATAAAGAATATCTAAGAGTTCATCTGTAATATCTGCTGCGTGTCTACTGTCCTTCATCTAACACCATCCTTAGGTTGTCATCTATATCTACCATTGCTTCTTGAACTAGAACTTCTTCTACTATTTGATTGCCTTTGCCTTCAGCAGCAGCCAATATAACTTCAGCCAATAGAGTAAGTCCTGAGTTTTTTGATTCAATTGTTTTTAATATATAGATATCTCGTAATGCATTTAAGATATCTAATCCTTTATTATCTGATAAAGGAATACCAATTAATCTAGGGTGTTCTTTAATATAACCCCAGATATCTTCTTTAAGATATGACTCGTTTGATTCGCTCATCTATAAATCTAATCCCTTCCGCTAGTACTACTGAGTTCACGTCATGCCCATCTGGCATCTGAACTATATTTGCATTACCCAATTCACGGGTAATCTTTTTGCCAAACTCTAGTCCTGCTGCATCACCATCTGCAAGGATAATGACTGTTTCAAAATCATCTAATATTTTAGAGTAATATGGTTTCCAATTGTTAGCGCCAGGAATTCCAACTGACGGATGATTTGTTTTAGCAACTACAGTTATACAATCTATCTCACCTTCGGTGACACATATATATCCGTCTGCTGTTAATACTGCTTGTGAGTTAAACATTGTTGTTTTAGCCCCTGGCATACCCATATATTTAGGGTCGCCACCTGACATAGTTCTGAATCTAATATCAACTACGCCTGATGGTGTTACATAAGGAATTGCTAATCTACCCGTGTAACCTTCGTGACCTGGCAATGGATGTTCCACTACGCCTAGATGAAATCGCTGAACTTCTTCTACCGATAACCCTCTGCTCGCTAGATAATCCGTTGCTAGATGAATGCTTGCTTTGTATGTCTCTGTTGCCTGTAAGAGAAATGCTCTCTGCGAATTTGATAGCCTCAATGTAGGTGCCTCCTTCCCGTTCCATAATTAAATCGTATACATCTCCACCAACACCACATCCATGACATTTAAATCTTTGTTCATCAAAGTTAATGCCAGCAGATGCATGTGAATCTTGGTGAAAGGGACATTTAATCTTGCGCCAGCCGTGCCCCTGCTGTGGCAAGGCGGCGCCTAAGTATGCTAGATACTCGGCAATACTATGCTTTTGATTGTCCATTCATAGCCCTATGGATAAGGTCCAACCATACGCTGGCTGGCATACTGCAATACCATTCATTAACATTAGTCTTTCCTTTCCGTTTGTGCAAGACTGTTCCAGTCCAAGCATTATCGTTTTTTATTTCTACTTCTAACTCTTTAATCCACGCACTAAGGTCCATACGGATATGGTTTTTTACTTCAATAGTTACTCCATTGACACCGCTTACATCACCTTTATCTAATTGTGCGCCTGCGATTCGGCGGTCTGCATATGGAAAACCGTTTACTTTTAACCATTTAACTACATCTGCTTCTGCTTTAGAACCTTTTGCTTTACGTGGATTACTCACATCATGCCCTCCTGTTGGTATCTAACGATAACATCTTCTAGATACATAGACTCAGGATTAAATGCAAGACTTACATAATTGTTTCCTGTTTGGTCTGCTCTGCCATAACGATTCTTGACTGGTGCTACGCATAGGTAAGTGTCATCACCTTGTTTCATTTGCCCAATAGTTAGCACCATTGCTGGAATCTGATTAACTAAACCCTGAATTGCTGACCGTGGCTGACAAGGATAACCTTCAAAGCCTTCTTTAGTATGGTGCAGAACCAGTAGTGCAGCGTTAGTATCACGAGCAAGATACTTCAGTTCTTTCATTGCTGCTCGCATACCGTGGAACTCTTCATGCCCATCCATTGCTATGTCCATTAAGTTATCTACAACAATAAGAGTAGGACTTCTGCCCCATACAGTTTCAAAGGCTGATACCTCATCATCTAAATCTTTAAGTGTTGGTGTAGATTCAAAAGACCAGAACAAATGATTGTTTAATTGTAGTAGTTCGTGTGCTTTGTCTGGGTCTTTCTTTAATAGTTGTTCTGCATTTTGTTGTGACATGTTACCTGCCATAGCAACTAAACGCATAGCCATTGTATGTGCATTTGTATCTGCGCTGAAATAAAGAGTTGGAAGTTTTGTTCGGGCTGCTATAGCAAGGGCAATAGATGACTTGCCTGCACCTGGAGTGCCTGCAACTACTGTTACCTCTGCTCTACGCAGAATAATACCTGCCCGTTCAAATGCCGCAAAAGCGGGTGGCAATGGTTCGCCACCCACTTCTGCTTTGTTAATTGACCGTCTAAGTGTTTTCACTTTACCGAGTCTGGTACGAAAGTATTCCAGTCTGGATTAGTGACAAGAATGTATTGATTCTTACACTTATCAAATGCACCTTTAGGTGCTGGACAGAAATAACCTTTGTATGGTTTCCCATCTTTACCCATTCCTTGAATGGCAGTCATTCGTCCATGTGGACAGTTACGTCCACCAATAGATTGTGGTACTGAATTTTGATTTTCAGTAATGATGTTGCCCCCAAATGCTGCAGCAATATCTTGTGTTGACATTGCAGGTGCTGGACTTGCGCCCTTGATTGCAGTCTCAACTTCTTTAACTGCATCAGCAATAATATGAATACCATTGGCAATCATATCTGCAAATTGTTCTGCAGTTTCTCCACGCAATGTGATACCTGTACCACCTGCTGATTTTAGATTGATGCTTATAGGTGCTTCCGTGCTAGGCACATATTCTCCTTACTCTAGTGGAGTGGCAAGACCCTTTTGGTCACGCCACTTTCTTACTCGCAATGCAAACTGTACACCTTTCCAACCTTCTTTGATATCTACAAATACTAATTTGCAAGTACCACTTCCTGCTGGTAGATGAACTATGATTGCCTTCTCTTGGTTGACATCTCCCCAAGTACCACGGGTTGCCGTGGCTGGGTCGTACGGCAAGCCGTGAGCATAGATTGCTAATTGCATGGCAATATTATGTGGATGGTCAATGCGTCCTGTTTTTAAATCCGCAATGAACCGTTCGCCTTTGTACTCTACGATTCTATCTGGAGTACCTGCGATTTTATCTTTATCATAAACACAAAACTGTTCAATAAATATTTTATTAAAGATAGATGTTGCTTGTTCGTATGCTTTAATATCTGGAAGCCACTGGTCTGGTACCGCACCAAGGTCCTGTCCTAAATCTAACCGTTCTGTTAATGCATGTATTGCTGTACCAATAGTTGCTGCTTTGCTTGCGCCTGCATGGTCCATTGCTTCTTCAATGTATGCATTAATTAAGTTCTTGTCTTCGCCCGCTGCACTTATTGCTAATAATAAATCTGGTCTTGTTGTTAAACCAAGTGCAGTCATTCGCATTTTCCATGCGACTAATGCTGAAGCATCATCTAAACTGTTTGCAATTGTAGTAGCCCGTGTATAGGCAACTGGTTTTTTACCTTTAAGTGGGACAACCATAGGTCGTCCGTATCTATCTCTTTCTATTTCTGTAGCCATATTATCCTAGTCTCCTGTTAGGTTTGAAGCGGGTCAAAAAGGAGACAGCAATTCTGACCCGCTTCAATTGGTATAAAGATAGCACACAAAGGACGGAAGGTGCTACTTTATAATGTCCCGTGTTCGCTGGTAGCGGGACCACCCACCATCACAAATCACCCATTCCAGGTGGTGCGAAGATTACTCAGGAGTAACTTCCCTGACATCTATTTCATCTACAAATAAGTCACCATCTTCTGAGTAAGATACTTCGATATTGTTTTCAACAATCTCTTGAACCTCATCTTTATTAGATGCTTCAATACCTGTAATAGTAAGAGTTACATTGACTGATGCAGACCATAATCTCTTAAGTTCATCTGCGCCAATAGTTCTAAGCAACTCATTGATATCTTCTACAGAGAATGTTAACTCTTCATCTCCTGATGAATAATTAGATGAAAAGAATTCATACACATCACCACGAATTCTATGAAGTGTCTGTAATCTATCATTATACATTTCTGTTTTCTTGTCAAGGGCTGACCTTGTTGCTGTTGCTTCTTTAATTAATGCTGCAAGCGACTCACTAGTATGATAGTAAGTAGCCCCTTCTACTGTTACTGATAGTTGTTCCATATTCATTTTCTGTCTCCTATTCTTCCGAATTAATCCACACATCAAGGTGATGCGCTTCAACAATTGCACTAACTGGTGCACTGGTTTGTCCCTTCCAGGTAATACCTGATGGAAGTTCTATTAGTCTGTCCCAATCGCCATCTGATGCTGCATAGATAGCCTCGATACATGGTTCGACCATGGTTAGTGGCACTGGTGGGTAATGATTGCCTGTTAGATGAATAGATATTGATTGTTTAATATCAATAACATTCTCTGCTAAATTTTTGGCTGTATTTCTACCCATTTATTTTACCTTTATTGATGTTTGTGGATGTGTTGCTCCTTCTGCTGCATCACATTCATTACACCAATACCCATATAATCCATTAGCAAACAAAGATTCTGATACTACTTTTTTCATTTGTCTGCATACATTACATTCTTTATATGTAGATATAATTCCCATTATGCACCTAACAGTTCTAATGCACGCAACTTCAAGCCGTCATTGCGGGCACTGATTGTCGCAATGGCGGCATCTTTACGACTGTTGCCATGGTCTGCGTATTCAATGACTGACTGCCATAATCCGAACTCTGTGTTACGGATATTCTCTTGTGTTGGAGAGTCATTGTAAATAGAGAATGCTTTATCTCTAGCACCGAATGCTCTACTACGCATACTTTTTTCTCCTTTGCTAAGGAGTTCGATTGGGGAGTACTCCACTTTACTTGGGAGTGGGAATACTTTCTTGAAGTAGTTGACTGCGTGCTCACGGGTAGCCTCTCGCTCTAGTAATGTAGTAGATAACTCTGTATACATTTCCATAGATGTATAAGTCAGTTGCATAATCTGTTTAATTTCTTGCGGATTAAGAACTGCATTAGTTGTATGGCGTAATGTATATGTCATTTGATTTTTGCCACGATAGATTTTATTAATCTGATTATGACAAAACAAACGCTCAATTACTGGGCGTATAACTACAGATGATGAACCATCATGACTGGTCTTAGCCAAGATGAATGCTGCATGTGGGTCGCCTTTGATTTCCATTTCATTAGGCAACTGCAATAGCATCCATACTTTTGCACCTCCGTCATATTCACCTGCTGCTGCATAGCGAGCCTCACCTGAATCAATGATGGCATCAAGAGAAGAAAAGACTTCACCATTTTGGAATGGTTGGTATCGCTTACCAACTACACCTACTGCTGTCGTCTCACCTAATGCCGTTGTTTTTACAACTGCCAATTTATTTTTGATAGGTAACAATGATGGACTGTCATTACCTGGAACTAAATAGTTGGCTGATAAATCATGCAATGATACTGTCCAATCAAGACCTGCTTGACGGGCTACATCACTGGCTGATGTTGCTTCTACTGCTGTGCCACT